GTGGGATCACATTCATAGATACAACAGCACTGATGTCATTATCAGCTGTTCCAGTTCTACCGACAGATTTTAACAATCTTTCAGCAGTAAATTGTAGCGCCGAAGGAATAATCATTTTTCTTCCTTGAGCCGCAATTTTTAAACCTCTTTCATCAGTTAGCGCAGCAATGTCAATCATTGCTTGCTCTAATGAAGTTTCGTTTAAGTCTGCTGCAGTTGATAGTTCATTTTGCTCTGTTCCAGACACAATTACGTGTGCTGTAGAGAACAGTTCTAAACCATCTCCGCCAGTGTACGAACTATTAAATCCTCTGTTGAGAACGTTCGCTGCTTTAACTTGTTTAGCATTAGCCATTGAACGTGCTAGTGCTTTTGTATAACGAGACGCGAGTCTGTCATACAAGTTGTCTTCAATCGCTTCTTCAGTAATTGAAAACGCTAAAGCAAGGGTTTCATGCGTATAACGAGCCGTGAAAGTTTCAGTTGCCGCGTCGTAGTTGACACTTGAACCTTCAGGTTTTACACCCGCATTTCCGAATCCAGATAACATAACTTCTTCTTCAAAAGCTCTGTCTGAATTTTCTGTATCGAAAATTTGTGAGTGTTCGTTAGCATAGTTTTTGTACTCCAGCCCAAATAGTGCATTTAGACCAGGTTCTAGTTCTTTAACTAGCTGTGCTCTTGATATTGCCATTGTCTATATACTCCTATTATACGGCTGTTGTTAGTTTAAAGATATGAAGACCAGTATTGGCAACGCAATAAGCGTTAGCGTTATCTGAACCTGTATCGCTGTTATCGGGATCTGTTGAGATTCCGATTTGTTTGAAGTTACCACCTGTTCCAGAATCAGACGTGTCTAATTCAGAAGTTGATTGACCAGTAATTGTAGATCCACCTACTCCTACAAAGTCCATTCCTGAATTGTTCATCGCTGCTGTTCCAGTTTCATCGTGTTGTGCTTCATATACGATTTCTGGGTCTGCATATACGGATGCTTTAAGATCAGAAGCATTAGTGCTTGCTGGATAATAAGCGCTCCATGTTGGTTTGCTAGTGGTTGGATCTGTGTAAAACACACCACCGAAAACACCTGCTACTTGTGTGTCTCCAGCTGCTGCGGCTTCGATTCCACCGGCTGCAACGGCTTCAACTACTTGACCAGTATAAATTGCTGTGTTGTAGTTTGCTGCTATTGCATATTCTTCAGTTCTGATTTGTCCACCCACAAGTGATCTTGTAGGTTTGAAACCAAAAGCTGCGTCTTGATTTGCCATATTTACTCCTTAGTTTATAAAATTTCGTTGGGTAAGAATCGCTAATAAATTAGTCTTTCTTAGTACCACCGAAGGTTACACGGGTCTGCCTCTCAGCATTGATTGGCATTCCTGGGTGCTGTTCCTTCATGAGATCGCTTTCAATCGCGTCGTCTTTGTCTTGAGTAATTTTTCTAAAATACTCATCGCGCGCTTTGACAATCTCTTCTGGTATCCTTGCCAGCAACAGGCCACCAACTCCGATTACCCCTTTGTATTTGCCTTCCGTCACCACTGGATATTCCGATCCTGGATATGCATCAGCTCTTACGAGCTCGTATCCTGATCTTAATCTGCCGGCTATGTTCTTTGTATCTACAAAGCCCATAGTTTCGGCTCTTATCCACCTGTGATGAAATCCTGCAGGCGCAGGGGGTGCATCTAAAGATGATGGGGGAGTCCAAACTGCTTTACGTTTTGTCTGTTCTCTAGTCTGACTCGCACGGGAAGTTTTAATTTTTTCGTTAACCATATGCTTATACCTCCTTCATGATTTTTAATTGTTTCGCATATTCTTCAAGTGGCACACCTAATTTTTTGGCGATTGCAACTTCAGATGATGTGAGCCTGATAGTTTTGCGACTAGGATTTACACTTCGCTTCGCCGAAGCTACTGTTTGTGTTAGTTTAGTCGATTCCTGTGAATCAGTCTTACCAAATTTATGCGGGAAGTCAAGCTTCATTCGTTTATCTATTTCAGTATAATATTCCTCTGAATTAGGATCGAAGCCCTCGTCTTCCGTTAGTTTTTTATGATAGTCAAAAGCCGTATAGGTCATTGCATTGTCTTTCCCGAACCATGCATTTTTTTCAGCCCATGCTACAGCTTTTGGATCTGGTGGTGGAGTTCTTCCGACAGCATCCTGTAAAGAAGGCATTTTTACTTCCTTTTCTTTATCCTGGGACTGTCTGTCTTTTAAAGCGTTTAACCGGACTTCTTCAATACCAAGCTGCGCAATTGACTTTTGTGCATCAACTTCAGAGTCAATATCACCACCGTCTCTTGCCTTAACAAGTTTAGCTTTAGCTGCTTCCATTCCCGCTGTTACCCTGTTTTCAAGAGCTTTTACATAATTAGGCTCTAGTTTTGAAAACTTGGTTTTTAATTGAGAATGCTCGTATTGAACACCTTTGGCATAATCTAAAGCGGCTTCTTTTTGTCGTTCCGCTTCACGCCATTTTTTTGTAAGTTTTGATATTCTCTTTTGAACACCTTC